CGGCGAGCGGCACGCCAACCTTCGCGAAGGCCACCAACGACTGTGAGGTGGAGATCGCAGTGGGGCCGGTATACGTGACCTGCAGACTCGAGTCGGTGTTGGCAACGTTGACATCAACCACCGCCCACACGGCATGGCCGTACTGGTCAGTGGGGCCCAACTTCGGCGCGGCTGCTTTCATCTCCTGTGCCTTCTTCTCTGTCGAGAAGTAGTACAAGATACCAGCAGCGCCAGCGCCAGTCGGGTCATAGCTCGACAACTTGAGCTCAATGTCAGTGTTGCCAGTCGGCGATGACTCCAACACGAAGTCAGCAGGGCTGAGCGACAATCCACCAGACGAAATGGTAGATATCAACACCAAGTAGCGACCAGCCTCCTTGAACTTGTAGTCCGACGTGCCAACTGCAATCTTCAACGGGTTGATGGCGTCGCCGGGCAAGAACTCGCGCTCGATATTGAAGTTGGTCGTGCCACCATAACCGAAAGCACTCACACCACTATCCAGTGTTGGCTCCTCGGTCGGGTCCCACAGCTCAACCTCATAATCAGAGAACATCTTGCCGGTCGTTACGGGGTCTGGAGTAGTTCCAGCCGACGCACCAACAAGGCGCAAACCATCAGTCACGACGTTCAACACGCCGTCGGCGATAAGACCAAGGTCTTGGAAGAAACCTCCAACGCCTGACCCCGGTGTCACTCCAGTCACGTCCGCAATACTTTTTGGGGATGTTTGCGGATGTAGCCGACCGACCACTAACACCGAAGCCGACCCACGGAGCGGCGGTCGCACTGCCAGCGTGGTTGAGCGTATCCTTAAAAATCTCAAACGGCGTGGCGTTCGGGTCGGCGTTTACCGCTAATGCCACTGTACCCGAAGTCGAAGTGTCAGACTGGGCAAAGTAGTCAAACCGTAGACGACGAAAACGGTAAGACGTGAAACGGCTAGCGACGGTTGACAACCACGGGAACAAATCAGCGTTGCCCGGGTTGATCAACAGCGGTGAGTTGGCGAAATCAGGCCCCAATGTGAGGTCCGAGATCTCCTCCCGCATGGTGATAACCACAGGAGGCAGATTCTTCTTTCGCATGACTGATGCCACACTGCTAGGCGCGGCCATCACCTCAGTGGCCGACTTGAGGTTTTTCGCCCCCAACATTTTGCGCTCTGTCGGTCGAGCGGCCAAGGCAGGCCGCACGATCATACGCGCAGGCTTGACTTGGACTTTTGCCTTGGAGGTCTTTTTGGTTTGTTTTTTCGATTTAAGCTTAGACATGAAATCGGGATGATCCGGTGGTTCGTAAGGCTCTCCGCAACACACTCGAACTCGGTGGTCGGAGCACAACGGTCCTGGATCATGTTTGTTAGCGGGTTGCTGACACAAGAGTGGCTCGTAGGTGTCGATCACAAATGAGGTGGGGGGGCCTTCCCTGCCCAGCCCACTGCTTAGGACACCGTAGCCAGTAAAGTGTTCGCTGAAGTCCCCGCGAGACTCAGCGCTTGTTAAGGTACAATAGTAAACCAAAAGAAAAATAAATAGATACGATAACAGCCCGCGCCACCCAGTCACGCGACGCACCGGATAGTGCGCTGTCGTGATCGGGCGACCGGCCCCATCTTCAACATCCGCCGCGAATGGTGAGACGGGTTGGCACGGGAATGACCCGCGCAACTCGCCCTGGCGCAATGCAGCCACCGCACTCTCACACTGATGAGGGGTGGTTTTGTAAGTCTCACATACCGCGGCGACGGTGTCCACGGTGCGAACCATCCCGGCTCGCACTGTGCGGTACAGCGAGTGTTCGTATTTCGGCGCAACCGCTTGCACTCCTTGAGTGAGACGCAACATGTGGTCGATAAATTCACCCAGAACCGGCACGAACGACGCACCGGCGAGTCCCAATGCCGTCCCGCGAACCAACGCAGCTGGCGCCACACCATGTGGCGGTTGCACAAACCATCCCAGTCTGAACAACGCGCGCCCTATCTTCGGCGCCAAACACAATGTCTCACGCGGACCGGCAGGTGTTTCCCTCACGCAAGGGTAAAATCGGCCGGACAAAAACGTGCCGTCAACCAGGTCAGGCGCCTTCCCCTTGAATGGTAAACCAGACTCGGAGAGGCGCGACGCAGGAATTGGCACACCTTTTTTGCCGATGACGACGAAAGAATCGTCGCCCCCCACCATGAACAGACACCGCG